CGCCATACCCATCATATTCTGTCGTATAATAAGCATCGGTATAATACCCACCGCCACCGCCGCCAGCCCCGCCAACGCCTATGTTAGCACCACCTCCAGCGGCATATTGTCCACCATTGATCCAAGTGGCGCCAGGTCCACCGTTCCATACATCACCCGCACCGCCTGCACCACCACCGCCATAGTATCCACTATTTCCTTGTCCGCCGATAGATGAACCACCTGAACCGCCAGGAGATGCACCGCCGCCAGAACCTCCACTGCCGCCAGAACCTGCATCAGAACTACCGCCGTAACCACCGCCGTATGCAGTATAACCGAATGCTGTAGTATCTCCGCCAGAACCTCGTGATCCACCGCCACCGCCAATGCCGATGCCATAAGAACCTTTATAGAGATTAAATGATGCATCTATCCAACCACCAGCGCCACCGCCGCCGTTTTGGGATGCATTATCCCATCCATAACGTTGGCCGCCACCACCACCGCCGCCAATTATCAATACACGTACTGGTAATGGTATAGGATAGTTTGATGCGCCAAAGAATTGGCTCATACTGATTTGTCCTGGGCCTGGAATTCCAGGAGTACCAGATGGAACAAGTCCACTTCCTGCCCAATACTCACTCAAAGAAATTGGATTTGAACCACCAAACTCATTCTGTATTTGAGTCATAGTGAGTGGCGTAGCGGAATTATGAATTGTCATTTATTTTTATTTCCGGATAAATTTAATTTTATAATATATTTATCATGCATTTTTCTGATAATAATCTGAAACAAACCATTCTAAGTGTGTAATGTATGGTGTTTTTTCTTTCACAAACACCTGACCTGGTCCAGTTTCTGTTCCAATCAGCACAACAATTTGCTCAATTGGAACACCAGTCAACTCCTCATACATCAATGCGTATGCGGTACATTGCATAAAGTAATTTGCAATTCCGTCTTCTTCTTTTTGTCGGGTAGAAGATTTGAAGTCAATCACAGATAACTTACCATTCCAGACGCCGATGCAATCCACCCGACCTGCAATTTTCAATTTCTCCGAATACAATGCTTGTTCTAGGCAATGGACTTCAGTTAAACTTATATCCAGATGTGGTTTAATCTTATAAAACAATTCCTTTGTTGCAGGCATCATTGCTTGCAACTTCATAGGAGAAATTTCATTCAAAAGATACTTTTCACACACGGTATGAAGTGCTGTACCTCTCCGTGATGCTTTAGCGGCTACACGATTTGCTTCCTCTGCACCAACACGTTCACGCCACTCAAACAACGCTTTCTTTCCATATGAAGAAAGAATAGTTGTAACAGAAGGATATTTCTCACCATTTGGTAATACGTATCGTCTTCCGTTATCTGTAGTAATTGCTTTTAAGTCAAACTGTAATTCAGGTATCTTAACAAATTCAAATGTCATGGTTGTTTATCTTCATAATGCATTTTAGCAAGGATGTAATCTTTCACTAGTGATGACCGCACAATATCATCTGGTGTGAATTCAATCTTGGTGAATGCATCCATGTGATACGCAATATCAAAAAATTTCAAAATACCAGACATATCATTCTTACGTTTGTTCAAGTCTGTTTGTCTGTAGTCACCACACCAAATAATCTTGGACCGATAACCAACTCGGGTCATTACTGTATCAATTTCTTCAAAGGTTAAATTCTGCATTTCATCCACAATAATAATTGCATCGTCAAACGACATACCACGAATGAATGATGTGGATATAAAATCAATATAACCTTGCTCATTCAATCTTTGGTACGCATCTTTACGTTCAAATAAAGTCTCACAGATTTGTACATATGGTTGTTGATAGATTTCCATCTTCTCATCAACATCACCTGGCAAGTGTCCCATCTCTCTGGACTGTACTGCCGATCTAACTATAATAATTTTTCTAAAAGGATTACTCTTGTCTAAGACTTCTTCTATCGCTTTATACAATGCAATAAATGTTTTACCAGTTCCCGCTACACCATGAAGCGCAACAAAATATTCTTGTTTCTTATATGCCTCAAAAAATAGTCTCTGATTGTCTGTTAGTGGCTCAAAAGTTTTTAAATCATCAAGTCTTATTCTTAGCGCATTAGATGTTCTCTGATGAGTTTCATGTTCATCAACAATTCTAATTTTTGTATTTGCTTTTCTAGCCATGAGTTGCCTTTATGTTTTAACGCCAGTGATCCTCTCCACGTGCTTTTTCACAACCTGCTCAGTTCTGGCTTCTTTGATGGATTTTTTGAGATGTTTGGATGCAAAATCGCTACCTCGGTGTGCCTCTGCAACTTTTGAGAGGACTTCTTTAAAACCGTCTGGAACACGGTTCTGCGTGGATGTAGACACACCAGAAACTATTGCTGGTGCTGTCATCACAGGTTGTATGGTTGGATTGGTTTTTAAATATTCTTCACGCTCAGAAATTTTCATGAACGATTCAAACATTTCACCAGTCTCAGTATCAAGGAAATTATAAGTTGGCATATTATATATGTATATATGTTAGAACCATTCAGGAACTGAACGTTTTTTCCAATTCGCCAAATGTGTTTTACTCGTTGAATAATATGTACGATATGATTTGATAGAATCGCCAGGCACTTTCAATTCATCAGGCATAGCAGGTGTTGGTTCAGTGAATGGACACGATGCAATTGATAATGGTGGTGAATAGAGTGATGCTAACAATCCTTCACGTTCCACTTTGTGGACTTTACCATACCGATAAGTATATTCGGCGCAAAGGTGTCGCAGAAGATTATGCAACCATTTATAATTTTCTATTGAATGTCTTACCCAAACAGTAGATGGATGATTGATATGAGTAGCAGAATACAAAATGTCATCACGGCCATCTTTGAGTGACCAGTATTTTTGCTGTCTACCAGTTTTAGAAGAACGAACAGATTGAGTCCCATCAAGGAAACGATGAGCAGTAGAAAGTAGTTGTGCATATTCAAGGATCATTTTTACCACGTGTTTATCATTATGCATTTCAGCACATTTTTGAACATCATGGTCAAGGTAAAAAATATTCATTAGTCATTCCAATGGCGAATTACGCCTGCGACAATAAAAAAGTTTGTGATAACATAGCATAACACAATCAACGAACGAATGCAAGCAATTTTATCTGCTTCCATATCATCGTTACCGGTTTTTTCACCGAGTGCTTTAGCCCATAGTCTCCACATCATATTCTCCAATAAAAAAGTCCGAGCCAAAGCCCGGACAATTAGCGAGTAACAACGATTAAACTTTTTCTGGTTCAGCAACAGGAGCCACTACAACGGCTTCAACTGGCTGAGCATCCAATTCTTTCAATGATGTGATATCATTAAGATTAATACCACGATCAGTCCAATACTTCACAACACCAGCGGAAGTAGGATTTACGAGTTGATATGATGTAACTTTACGTCCATCTTTGGCTACACGGATTATTGCATCACTACGCAATTTAATTTCTAGAATATGTGCAGACAATTTATATTTCAAAACACCTAGCATATCTTCAAGAACTTTTTTCTCAACAGGCTCACCAGTCATCAATGCTTGAAAGATAGGCTCCCAGGCTTTCATACGTACAGTTTTTGGCACAATCACAGTTTTGGCTTTAGGCATAATAAACTCCATTAAATTTAGATAAGTTAGTGTAACACAAAGACGGCTGTTTGTCAACCGTCTGGATGGTAATCATGCGGCTTGCAACATGATGGTAGGATACTTAACGAAACCGCTAGTATCTTTTTTGGCTTTACCTTTGGCATACAAACCAACGATAACACCTTTTGGATCCAAGAATCGCAAGTCTGATTCATCACCGTTGAACACGGGAAGACCATTGTAAAATTCTGGCATTGGCAAAGTCTTTTTGATACCGAAGACAGTAGCCACATTCAAACCCTCAGCGATAGCACGATAAACATCAGCATCATTGCCATCAGCCGCAGAGAATGTCAACTGATAGTTGGGGATATCTTTAACCTTGCGGCCAAGAATTTTAGTGTAGTCGTAAAATTGGACTTCTGGGAAAGCGGTGAAGATGTTACGGAATAATTGACCGTTGCGAACAACTTCGTATTTTTCCCATGCTAAGTCGGAAGTGCCATTCAAGCGGAACACAGGCACCAATTCCATTTTTTTGCTTTGCTTGATAGCCAACTCAATATCTTTAACCAGTGTAGCCATAAATTCTACACGGTTCTCAAAAAACATTTTTGTTTTGCGGATGCGGGCTTGTTGAATAACGTTGGTATTCTCGCCACGCTTGAACATGCCACCACGACCAGCGGTATTGAGACAAGCCGCGGTACAACCAGCGGTGCGCTTTGCACATGTTTCATAACCCGACAAATCAGCTGGGGCTAAATGTAAGATATAAGTATTAAAACCTTGTTTCATACCTTTGAGAACTTTTGGATTACCAGTGGAAAGCAATTTCATTTTCAACCTCTTTCTATCAATCTATGAATATAGTATAGCAGGATGGTAAAAATTGTCAAGCATTATTTAATAGTTGACTAAAATAGTCGGGTGTTACTTTAGTATTAATAAAACAAGTAGCCAACATGCCATGATTCCAAAGGTGATCAATCTACCACACAAACCGCCTAGGAAGAGGCCTAGGACGAAAAGATCCGTGGTTGATAGGCTGACTAGCATTTTATCTCCGCATCGTGGCCAAGTCTTTGGCTTCTTCATCGGAGAAGATAGGAATACCGTTGCTTTTATGCAACGTTCCGATACCTTTCATGGCTGTGCCTGTGTAGACTTTACCGTGGATGGGTTTAGTGCATGAACCACCGGGTGTTACCAAAGATGAATACTTTGGTGTTACACGACCCGCTGGTGTTGTCAACTTAGGAGGAGAATTTGCAACCACGAAATTAGATTTGCCTCTACCAAAACCAGTTTTCATAGAACTGATTTCATCAAGCCAGGATTGGTATTCTGCTACCTGCTTTTTCGTTGGGTTACGTTTTTTCGAACGGGTTGAAGTGTAAATCATTTTGCTTTGCTAAGTTTAACTGTCCAAGTCTTCCAATTATAACGGGAAATTTTGGAAGTGTCAATAGAATTTTCACGGCACCACAGCCATGCTTCAAGATAAAATGGAAATTCTTTCATGATACTCTTTCAGTAACACGTTTAAGTTTGGTTAGATAAGTTCCACCATCGGTGATTGTGTATCCATGCAGTAAAGTGGATTCCACCAAAGCAGCGGATTCGTTAGTCGCTTCTTCTTCAGATTTGATAATACCATCAACAAAATCTTTTTTATAGTTGGTAAGTTTGTCTACCATAAATTCAAATTGATCCACGATTAGCCTTTAGTGTGAAACGGCTCAGTACCGCTTTTGCTTCGGCAAAATCGCCATCAGCATAATCTACCAAAGAATCTTTTAATGCCAGTTCTTCTAGCACCAGTTCATCTTTTGCGGAACGAATCAATTCAAGTGCATAGAAGAGGTCATCTTCTTCCATCATATTCATCCACCGTTTGAATTCCGCAGAATTGCAGTTAACCAAAAACTGCAAGTTATCTCGATCCCAATCATTCATAATCACCCTTTCGTTGACATAATAAACATTATAACACAAGTCTGGATAGAATGCAACCAGACTGTTGTAAAAAAACAACTCAGCCCTGGAGCAATTGTCTGTCGTCAGATTCTCTGATATCTTCCTCAAATTCTTGCATTCTCAATCGAGCCAGCAACTCTTTCAAATCACGGGCTTCCGATTGATCAGCTTGAATTCGGGCTTCAACTTCTTTTATTTGATTTTTGATTGTGTCCAGAATAGTCATAGTCTTCATCTTCTTTCATTAAACGATAAAATGATTTGTCGTGGTGTTTTTTCTTTTGATTCCTAGAATCAATGTTGTCATCATTCTTACGAAATTTAGTCTTATTGACTCTTTCGATTTTTGTTGCCCCAATCATACCTCTTTTTAAATAAACCTCCATTAAAGGATACAATCCGCTACACCTAGACTTACGAGTTCTTCTGCGGACATCCAAACATCGCTAGGTGATAATAGCTTGGATTTTACTTCACGTGCGGTCATGCCCGTTGCGTCTTGAAGAATTTTTGACATACGTATATTTGATAACTCGGCTTCTTTGGTAAACGATTTCAGGTCGTGGTGTTTACCTTCATAAGTGTCCGAGTACTGGTGACACATTATGCCGCAATTTTTTGTGATGTAGCGATTACCTTTTTCACCAGCGCAGAAAATTAAGAATGCGGCTGACATGATGGCTCCAACACCAATTGTATGGATAGATTTTTCACTTAGTAACATAACATCAATCAGACCTAGTGCTTGGTACAAATCTCCGCCCTGAGAGTTGATATAAAGTTTCAATGGTTCATTACCCGAAATGTAGTTTTCGTATACGATCCATTTTATGGCATTTGTGATATTTTCTTCTCCAATTTCACCAGTCAAGAAGAATACGTGTTCCTCCAATAACTTGGCGTCAAATGTGTCCTGTAGTGGAACAGGAAATTCATTCAGCTTTTCTTCTTTGCGTCTGATATTCATGACAATTATTTAGATTTTCGTGATTTTCGTGATTTTCGCTTGAGGTGTCAAATAGTCAATGCGATTTTCTTTCCATGGAAACATTCCATTATATTTTGCAAGAGTGACGGCATTACCAGATTCAAAGAATTCTTCTTTTACTGAATTATCATTTCCATCTAAACGATAGCAAACTGTATGATCATTGGTGCAATCGTAATTTGGGAAATGAGTGGATAATGCTTTATAAAATTGTCTATCAGCACCCCATTGTCCATACCAGGCATGTCCAATACGAACAGCAACATTCCTACGAACAGCAAAACATGATGTATCTATATGATTAACTTTATCATTGAAGAATGTTGGCCATTTACCGAGACTTTCGCAATTATCTTCGCAAATAAATTTACCATCTTTGTTGTAAATTTTTCGTAAAGAGTAAACCCAGTCATAACCTTTTTCCAATTTATTGACCATCTTTTCAACATGATCAGATTCAATCCAATTGTCTTCATCCAGATAAATGATAACGTCAGCATTTACGAGAAATGAGCATGCCGCATATACACGATGCCCATACCATCCCTTACCAACGTTATCCTCAAGATTAACAAAACGAATATTAGCAGAATTTGAAATTTGTGTTTTTACTCTGGAACAATATTCTTTTCCATCAATAAACACATAATGTAAAACATCAGAATATGATTGTTTCTTTACAGATTCAATACATTGTGATAGAAGTTTACTTCCGATTGTCGGTGTTACTACCGCTACTCTCATCATCATTCCTAAAAATTATCTTAGCACTACCAATAGTGCCAGGCATTTCAATTTTTTCATCTTTTAAATCTGTTCCAAAAATTGCATCCCATCTTGTATTATATTCTTGTTGTGAAACACTAAATGGTCTTGGTGCACTTCCTTTACCGCCGGTGCTCATTTGAACTCCAGATCAGGAAATGCCTCTCTGATTAGTTTCGGTGTCAAGAATGGAATACCTAATTCTTTTTTGATACAACGAACCATCAATTCGGCTTCATCTTTATGCAAGCCTTCAAGTATGGATGCTAATTTATTGCTCTGTTTTGGTCCACCATAACCTTCGGGTCTACGTGGATGCCCAACAATGTACAAATACATTTTGGGTATCTCATTGTGTAGATACAGCATATTAAGACCTGCTGGATCAATGGAAGGTTTATATTCTGGAATCTCAACATCAAAAACAATATTGGCATCAAATGCGGCTAACAAAAACTGCTTAAAGTTATTGTCGCCGTGGGTGCGTAACACATTAATTTTATCAGCACGTTTATCCGTCTTTTCAAAAAGCTCAAATACTTCGTGGTACATTAGGTTAGAATTCATCAATACTCTCTTTTTATAAATAAGTGTAGGTCGCCGAATTGCAGTTCAGAATTCGTCAATGACTTCAAGCAAATTTTTAAGGCGATTAGCAATCATATAATTCATAAATTTTTGCTTATTCGCAGGTTTTAGTTCTTCATACGTATCTATAATATTTTTTGACACGGAACCTGGAATACAAGACAAATCAATCAATTGTTTGTTGCGATCAAAATTACGTTGGTGTTTTTCTTTGTTTACTTCAAACTCAGCAATAAATTTAGCAGTGATTGGTTTTTGACGAATGCTATCGGTGAATGAATTGTCGGGAGACAAAACATTTGGAATACCATCGCCAGTGTCACCACGAATAATCAACTCATTCAATTGAACGATAGGATCATCTGTAGTGATATTTTTCTTCATGCTTGGTGAATATTGCTTAACGTTAGGATTCGTTTGTAATTGAACAAAGTCCTTATCGCTGGAAAGAATCATAATCTTTTCCCGCGGTCCATATGCTTGTGTCAATACACCAATTACATCATCAGCTTCCGCACCATAGATATCAATGACTTTATATGGAGAATTTTCTTTCAATTCTTCACGTACTTTAGCCATACACTCAAAGATGGAAGTCCAATCATGACCAGAAGATTCACGGCTCTTCTTACGATTGGATTTGTAGTTTGGAAATATATCACGGCGCCAATAGTGTTTACTATCACACGCAATAATTACCTCTCCATATTCTCGGAACTTTCGCACGTTAGCACGAATGGTATTGAGAACCATGTGACGAACCAGGGATTCATCTACCGCAGTTTTGGTGGAACCAATTTGTTCCATTAGATTGGCGATAACAATCTGATTAAAGTCAAATATTAGCATAGTTC